GGCCTGATGGCGCTGAAGAAATTAGCAAGACATACGACCAGCCGGATTTCTTCGTCCCGCAGCCCACAAAGCCAACGCAGGAGGTGATGGACGTATGATAATCCGCGAAAAGAACGAGACTTACGGCATAGACCCCCGAAAGGTGACGGTTGGGGCCTTAAATCAAGTCGGCCACAAAAAACGCCCGATAATGAAGGTTATTCGGGCCAAGTGCATTGACTGCTGCGGGGATCAACCTGGCGAGGTTGCTAAATGCACGGCGATTGACTGCGATCTATGGCCCTACCGCATGGGTAAAAACCCTTTCACCAAGCGCAAGGGGAATGCGGAAAACTTGGGGGGCGGTGATGGCGAATAGCTACCTTCGGCACCCAGACAATTACCTTTCGGCAACCCGCCGCCTGACACTTGAGGAGCGCGGGGCTTACGGTGATCTTATCGAGCTTTTCATAACCCGTGATGGTGACTTACCGGACAACCCTCAATGGATGGCCCGCGACCTGGCTTGCGATGTTCGGGTGTGGAATCGCATACGGAAAACACTCATCGAAACAGGGCACATCAGTATCGAAAACGGCAACTTAGAGCCTAATGGGGCCAGAAGTTCGCTGAACTTATCGCTAACTAAGTCCGAAAGTTCGCGAGACGCAGCTAATAGAAGATGGGCTAAGAAATCAAATAAACCATTGAAAGAAAACAATACCGATGATGCGAACGCATATGCGGAAGCAGATGCTATTAAGTCAAGTCATGTTATAGAACCTAAAGGTTCTAATATATCCATCAAATCGGATTTCAATGAATTCTGGTCCCACGTTCCCCGGAAGGTCGGGAAGGGTGGGGCCGAGACGGCCTATGCCAAGGCCCGAAAACTCACAGATCGGGAAACGCTCCTGGCTGGCGTGATGCGTCACGCTGCCGAGGTTTCCAACAAAGACCCGACATTCATTCCCCACCCAACAACATGGCTTAACCAGAAACGCTGGCTTGATGAACCAGAGGTGAACAATGACAACAGAAATCGTAATCAGCAAACCCCAGCAGCTCCAAGCATATCTGCCGCAGTCAGTCGTTTCGTCGCTGCGGGAAAGGGTCTCGGATGATTTTGATTTGCTCGGGTATTCGGTCAAGGGGTCGGTGCCGGCGGCGGATTTACAGCGAGCCCGGGAACAGCTTGACGAGCTTGCGGCCCCACCGACACGTCAGGACGTTGGGGAAATGTTGGCGGTTCTTTACACGCTAACCAAGCAGCGGAAAGAAGAACAGATCACCCTTGATCTCGCTATTCAAACCTATGCCCACCGGTTGATGAAATACCCCCGCGTGGTGGTTCGGTCGGTTCTTGAGGATTGGCCGAATAAATCAACGTGGTGGCCGTCGTGGCATGAGTTGCGGGTTGAATTGGACTGGAAAAACAAAATCGGGAAGGTGCGGGACGCGGTTATAGAGGCACAAGCCTACGCAGAAAGAAGGGTTACGGCATGACACAGACAGCGGAACGGCTAGCGACCTTAATGACCCACTACCACCCGGACAAAACCATTCCCCAACTGGCGCGGGAGACGGGCATTCCCTCTCAATGGGTGCAGCGGAAATGCAAGGTATTCCAGTTACCACTGAAACGCGCTCCCAAGACCAACAGAATCGAGCCGAACCCACTTAAGGCGGACGATCCAGGCTTACCGACGCGGGGCAATTCAGGGTTCAAGCAGATCAAGGAATGGCCGGAGGGGATCGTGTTCAAGGACGAACCGAACATAACGGACGGCGGTACGATCATGCGCCGCAAATGGGACGAGTGGGGTGGGTAAGGAATTTCCCATTATGGGAAGTGGCGGCACGAGTCCAGGGGCAGAACGCCCCGCCGCTGACCAGCTTATAAACTTGGTTTACAGGGTGGTTGATATTCAGAAATCCATTGAGAATTTAGAGGCCGAACGGGAGAGCGTCCTTAACGAGATCAGGCAAATAGGAGGCCGGCGGAAATGGACACCACAGACTACGGCGCGTTGAAGATCACCCCGGAGCACGTCAGCGCGGACGGGACACCGATAGCCACCCAAGAAACGACGGGCAACCGGATGGAGCTCCGGCTGATCGATGCGAAGTCAGGCCACAACCGCCACGCGGTGAATACAACAACGACGCTGTTGGATAAGTTTTACTGGAACGGCGCTTTAGGTGAATCCTACACGGCAGACACCCGTCTATCCGCCGGCCAACGTTTGGTTGAGGATTGGGAGAGAACCGGGAACCGGCCTCAGATGGGTGCGAGCTATACCCCGTTCGGCGGATCGGGACAATCAGAGGAAACGCCCGAGGAAAAGAGCGCCGCCCTTCGATATAACCACGCGGTTAATGCGCTCAAGGGGTTTGATAAGACAGTCGTGGTTAAGGTTTGCCTATGGAACGAAATGTGCGACGGCCTGGATTTACAGCGATTGTGCAGGGGCCTGGATGCCCTCGCAGCGCACTATGGGATGCGGTGAAAGAAAAAGCTTGCAAAACGAAAGTGACTATGGTCTATTGGGGCTGCACCATTGCGTCAAGATTTTCACCCTGCCTCGCGGCGGGGTTTTTTATTGGGGGTGGGCTAGGATCGACCGGCACCTAAAGCCAAAGCGCAGTGCTAGGGACTCGGGGGCAGAACCCGACGCCTCCACCAATTCAAGGAAAGTAAATGCCCCGTAGAGACACCCGCCAGCCCAGGCCGGAACCGACAGTCATGCGCGTGACGTTCAACAAGAACGAGCTTAAGGCTGCCTTGATCGCGTATGCGGTGGCAAACGGTGGGCCATTGCCGAACGGCCCGACGACGGTACGGGAAATCAACGGCAGCGGACAGGACGCCGCCATACTGGAAATCAGAACACCAAATCCATAGGAGAGTGAAGTGAAGTACAAATCATGCAAGCCTAAAAAGATGGGCTACAAGAAAGACAGCTACAGCCACAACGACAAAGCGCACCCGAAGAAGGGGCCGAAGAAGTCCATGAATAAGGGCGCTAAGTACGCCAAGGGTGTGTAGGTAAGTGTCTAAGGCCCCCGCCGAAATTCGATCTTTAGCCCGCGCACATACAAAGCGAGCAATCCAAGCTCTCCAAGGGATAATGGACCAGCCGAAAGCGCCTGCATCTGCCCGAGTTGCCGCCGCCGTTGCGTTGCTTGATCGAGGGTGGGGTAAGCCGAAGCAAGAGCATGAACACTCGGGGACAGAAGGTGGCCCCATTATGATTATTACCGGCGTTGCCCGTGACGGAGAAGGTTAGCCTCGGCTATTCGGCCCGCAAACAGTTTGAACCATTCCACAGACGCAAACAGAGGTTTTCCTGCATCGTCGCTCACCGTAGGGCAGGCAAGACGGTTGCTTGTATTGCGGACCTTGTAGACGCGGCGCTGCGGAACGACACCAAGTCACCGCGCTATGCTTACGTGGCCCCGCATTACAACCAGGCCAAGGACGTAGCGTGGGGGTACCTGAAGGAATACACCCGCGAAATTCCAGGGGTGGAATACAACGAAAGCGAATTACGGGCTGACCTTCCTGGGGATCGGCGGATCAGATTATACGGTGCGGAGAATTACGAGCGATTGAGGGGCTTGTACTTCGATGGCGTCGTTATGGACGAGTTTGGCGACATGAACCCGCTGGCGTGGTCGTCGGTAATCAGGCCGGCACTTTCGGATCGGACGGGTTGGGCTGTATTCATCGGAACGCCAAAGGGCCGCAATCGGTTCTATGAACTGTGGCAGGCATCGCAGATCAAAGACGATTGGTTCTCGTTGGAGCTTAAGGCGTCAGAGACGGGGATTATCCCCGAGACGGAACTGAGCGCAGCCAAGGAAGACTTGACGGAAGACCAGTATGCCCAGGAGTTCGAGTGCTCATTCGCCGCCGCCGTTCAAGGCGCTTACTACGCCCACTTAATTGAACAGGCCCGCGCGGACGGGCGAATAACCAGTGTTCCGGTTGAGGGTATGGTTGAAACCCATGTTGCCTTTGACTTGGGTATTGGTGACGCGACGAGCCTCTGGTTCTGTCAGCAAGTCGGCAAGGAAACCCGGATTGTTGATTTCTATGAATCATCCGGGGTTGGCTTGGATCATTACAAGCAAGTCCTAAACGATAAGAGTTATCTCTACGGGCAATTCCTATTTCCGCATGATGTAGCGGTGAGGGAATTGGGCACGGGACGTTCCCGGCAAGAGGTTCTTGAAACCTTGGGCATTCGGGTGACGGTTGTTCCCCGGCTGTCTGTTGACGACGGAATAAATGCGGTTCGCAAGCTCCTGCCGTCCTGTTGGTTCGATGGTGAGCGTTGCGAGGATGGGCTTCTAAAGCTCACCCAATACCGCGCCGAATACGATGAAAAGCGGCAAGTGCTAAAGCCGCGCCCCCTGCATGATTGGACGAGTCACGCGGCGGATGCCTTCCGGTATCTGGCGATTGGCCTTCCCGATATGGATCAAGACGAAATGCCGCAAGGAAACACCGGATGGGTTGTCTAGATGGATGAAACCGAACTCAAGTCCCTGATCAATTCAGAGATTAAGGACGCGATTGGTTACTACACGGAAGACGGTATTACGGCGGAACGGCGGGAGAACTTGTCCTTTTACAAGGGCGATGCGTTCGGTAACGAGATCGATGGGCGCTCGCAAGTTGTTCTCAGGGACGTTGCGGACACCATCGAGGCTGCCTTACCGGGACTGATCAAGGTCTTTGCCGCCGGGGAACATGTGGCGGAATACAACCCCGTCAGCCCCGAGGATGACGCCCAGGCCGACCAGGCGACGGATTATATCAACTATATCTTCAACGTAGACAACGACGGGTTCACGATCCTTCATACCTGGTTCAAGGACGCCCTGCTTTCAAAGCTGGGGGTTGTTAAGTCGTGGTGGGATGAATCAACCACCGTTCGAACCCGAACCTACACCGGGCTATCAAGTGAGGCGTTCGCGGAAATCGCCGCCCCGGACGAGGTTGAGGTTCTAGAGCATACAGAGACGCAGGAAGACGAGGAAGTAACCGACCCTATGACGGGTGAGGCGCTGACCATTACCGTGACAAAACACGCGGTAAAAGTGAAGAAAACCGAGACAGAAGGGCGTGTAAGGGTTGAGCCGCTGCCTCCAGAGGAATTTCTAGTCTCCCGGCGGGCCAAGACGCTCAAAGACGCCCCGTTTGTCGGCCATAGATACCGCCAGACCAAGGAAGAACTGATCGCCCGGGGCTTTAGTCCCGAGGTGGTTGAGATGCTCCCGACGACCGATGAATTGTT